TGTCAGGACGTCCGGTACGGTAACCGAAATTTACCCCGCCGCCTAATCGGAAATTAGGTTGAGCGTCCGCGTTCACGCTCATCGACATGCCTCGCGCAAATCATGGCTCCGAGTTTACTCGGCTACTTGCTGCTCCGATTCAGGAATCAATTGTGAAATTGAAATCTCTGAAGATGAGCACTACGCAGCGTGCCAGATACGAGGCGATCTTGTCGTCAATCGCCAATCAGGACCCGTGTCACATCGCGTCCAGCCTGGCAAACGTAGGTCGCGCATTGAGCGAGAGGAGCATTCCTCCCATCGTTGTGCGACTGTCCGAAGGAGTCCTGCAGGTCACTGTGAAGATCAACTATAAGACCCTCACATTTCTGCAGGATACCGAGTTCCCTTGCGGGGTTAAGATGAAAATCAAGCCCGGCGAGCGGGCGGCTTATGCCACCCACCGTCATGCCCTCGGCAACAGCCTGCGACGCATTCTGGAATGCATCACTCGCTTGCCCGCATATCACACGGATGTCGTAATCTCACCGGATACGCGCAGGGGCAGGATACCACGAGGTGTCCATGCCACCATGCCCGGACTCCACGAGAACGATGACGTGCGTTATTCAGCGGCCCACGCCGACATGACAACGTGCCGCTGTGCACTGCCAGACACATGCGACCTCTGCAACAAGAACAAGATCTTGATTGTGGACGTACTGTACTATGTGAGTCCTGATGACTTCGCAAAGTATATGTTACCAGGACGCACCGTCTACGCACTGCACTGGGAAACACTCGGTAAGGACACACTCGCCGAGGGAGAGGCGACCATAATCACCAAAGACACTGGCGATCAGCAGGTCACGTGGTGCGACGTTGGAGGGCCCGTGAGTTATACTCACCCGGCTTTCACGATCGCGGCATACACCAGCGACACTGTGTCTGCGACGAAGTTGGCAGGCCTATTCGGATACGAGCTGTGGGAGCTCAAGTCCGGCCCCCCGGGACCCACCAAGGTCACCGCCGAAGCCGGCGGTCAACTGCAAACCCCTCAAGAGGATGCAGCCGGCGGTCAGCTGCAAACCCCTCAAGAACCGGATGCCGCCCAGAATCCCGATGACCATCCTGATGATGGTAATCAGGTGGGTGGCGTCCCCGAGGATGCAGTCGATGAAGGTCATTTCGTTCGCGAGTCCTGGGCGCTTGCCTTGAGCGACGCCACGAAACTGACCGGAGTAACGACCGCTGTGGGTCGCGCACCATGCGCAAACGGCACAGCAAAGGAAGACGCAGCGATGAACATGTACAGGGAGTTCCTGGCCATGAGCACCACCGACAAGCATGGGCACACGACCCTTGGCTCTACTGTGGTACAAGAATCGATGGGGCAACCAACGATCAACAAGATGAAATACTTGTATGAACGCGTTCCCAAGTTCTTCCCTCACTTCCCGGCCAAAGCACACGGCTACATACTCGCCATCCTCGCAGTTGATGCTGCGATGTTGCAAGAGTATCGATCTGTGTACGATGACCAAGTGACAGCGAACATTCGCGGCCACGACTCGCTGATCAATGATCCAGCGATGGCAACGAATCAAGCTGGGCTGTTTTCCTCACTCTTCAACAAACTGGTGCACGTCTGGATCTCGCGCTCACGCAGAGCCAACAATGCCGTGTACCGGACACTGACGGGTGAGGATTTGCCGCTGCGCCCAGCGGCGCCCATGTGACTCTCCACTAATCTCCCCAGCCTTGGCCAGCTCTCGACGGGGCTGGGGAGCATTGCGCATCTGCCCGCTATACCAGGGGCAGTTGCCGAAGAGCAAGAAGTGCTCAACGAAGACTTAGAGGTGATATTCCCCGCAAGGCAGAATGGCCGCAAGACGCGCGCCATGGGCTTCATAGCCGGCCTTATCTTAAGCGATCCCCTAGTCTACGACACCAAACTCGTAACAAATGCTGTGGCTGCAATTAACAAGAATTTGTGCCCCCAAATCAACCGTGGGGAACAAACTATATCATTCGATTACCACAGCATGTTCGTGTCCCTTGAAACCACAGATGGTATTGACATCATGAGACCTAAGGCGACCCTCACCGGACGACCTTGGTCGCAGGAAGCTATCATCCGCAAGGCGCGCGAGAGAGGTGACAATCGCAAAGCAGAGAAGTACGAACGCGCCCGAGTGAAGCACTTGGACTGTGTCGAACGACAGGCATCAAAGAGAACCTGGGTAGGACAACATTTTGTCAAACTCGAGGCACTCAAGAATGGTGCTCGTCCAAGACTCATTTTCAATGCTTCGGGCGTTGACGTACTCACTGGGCGCCAGCCGAACTCAGCCTACGAAGAGCTGATTCACCGGTACCCGAGTGTGAAAGGACTCCAAACCCAGGACAAGCATCTACCTGTACAGGAGGTGCACCACGCCCTGGGCTCAGATACCTGGATTCTCGCCCTGGACGACACCGGCCGTGATGCCAACACAGTCTCTGCAGACTTCGAACGATACGATATGACACTAGAGTCGTATGGTATTCAAACGGAGACTTTCAAGGGCATGCTGGCACGCCGGGGTTTCCAGTCAACAATGCTGATTGACGGTCGAGAGGTGATCAAACTCTCTTCCAAATCCACCTCTCTACTGAGTGGGTGTGACTTCACCTCATGCATGAACTACAACACCACAAGATTCAACGCCTGGTACCTTTGCGCTATTGCTTTAGGTCTTGAGCGGGATGACTGGGGCGTAGTTGCAGAGGGTGATGACTGCCTCATACTCATACGACGCTCAGCCATGCCCAACTTCAGACAGATTATCACCGAGGAATTCATAAAGACTGTGGGTCTCTCGTTGTGTAAGTCATGGAAGATCGAGGGCATGGGCGCATTCGACGATGACGGAGGGTTTCCTTTCGTCGGTGGTTGCGTCGTGTGGAGCCAGTGTACTTTCTGGTTCTTCCCTTCAGTATCGAGGATGCGACTGAAGGCAACCTGCGCGGGGATATGAGGATCGG